GTCAGCGCCGCCGCGCACCAGCGGCAGTGGTCGCCCGGCGCCAGCCACACCTGCCCCCAATTCGCGAGGTCGCCGCTGGCGACGGTCTGGTGCGCGCGCTCCGCCTCGACGCACCGATGGATGGCCGACGCGAGCGTGTCGTAGAACTCCATGACCGTCATGAGATCGAACGACCACCGCTTGACGCCGCCGTGGTCCTGCGCGGCGTCGAAGCTGCGCGGCTGGACGATGACAACCTCGACGGTCGAGACCCTCCAGTCGTCACGGCCCATCAGCGCGCCGGTCGCGTAGAACAAGGCCTGCGCGTTGTTCTCCGCCTTCACCGCCACGCCCGCGCCGTGCTTGTAGTCGAAGACCACCAGCTTCTCGCGAGCAGGCGAGTAAATCATGGCGTCGTTGCGGCCAAAGACCTCGCCTTGTAGCGCCGGAGCTACGTCGAGGACAAACCGCTGCTCGATGAAGAGCTGCGAGCCCGGATCCTCGGCGTACTCCGCGGCCACTGCGTCGAGGTAGACCTCGACAGCCTCGGCGTCTTCCTTGAGGAAGGTGATCTTCTCGCCGTCCTCGAAGAAGTCCTTGCCGATGTCCTGGCGGGGGCTGGCCTCGGAGCCTGCCACGCGGAGCGGCAGATACCGCTCGGCCACGTTGTGGGCGACGGTGCCTCGGCGGGCGAAGCTGGATGTGGGGGGCGGCGGTGCCTGCTCGCACAGGACGACCGACCCCGGGCAGGCCATCCAGCGCGAAGCCGACGAGCCGCCGTACTTGGAGTGGGCGCGGTCCTCAGCCATTGACCCCGAGCTCCGCCTTGATCGCGTCGTAGGCCTTCTTGAAGAGGGCGGCCGGGTCGGCGTCGTTCTTCATGAAGGTGATGGCGGCGTGGCCGGTGGCCGTGCGGAGGATCTCCTGCGCCTTGGCCGCCGACTTCTTGACGGTCAGGAATTCGGTGATCGCGTCCTTGAGCATTTGCTCGGTCACAGCACCCGAACTCTCGGCCTCAGCAGCCGCGATACGCTGAGAGATCGTGGTATCGGCAACTCCGACATGGCTGTCGAGAACCTCGGCGGAGGCGCCGCCGCCTTTGCCAGCGCCCGGCGCTCCTTCTCCCGCGCCTTCCGCGCGGCGCGTGCCGCGGCCCGCTTCTTCATTCGCTCCCACGCCCGGTCCAGCGCTCGGAGCCTGCGCGCCAGCTTGAGCTTCGCCAGCGCCTCCGGACTGCGCGTGTACGGCCTCGTTCTGCGCCGCTTTCGACGGCCTGCCCCGGCGCGCGGGGGCGGAGGCGGGCTCACCCGCGGGGCGAAAGGCGCCGTCACCACTCAGGCCATCGGCCAGGTTGGACAGCTCGACGAGGGCCTGCTTGGCGTCCTCGCCCATGATCTTGATTTCGACGGGCATTGGCATCTCCTCGGATTGTAGCACGAATGCTAGTGAGAAAGGTTTATTCCGGCACTGCGTTGTAGTCAACGCCGATCTGCGAGATCGACGAAGTTTTTCTGGCCACGGTCTCGACGACAACCTCGTCGATCGAATTGGCCAGGGAGATGAAGCGGCCGCGCACTGTGCGCGTCTGGCCGATGCGGTGGACGCGCATGAGTGCCTGCGCGTTCTCGGCCGGCGTCCACGAGCTCTCGAACATCACGATCTCGGCCGCGGCTGTCAGCGTCAAACCCGTGCCGGCGGCGCGGACGTTGCCGATGAAGACCTTGCAGGCCGGATCGTTCTGGAACTCCTCGACGGCGGCCACGCGCTGCGGTTCGGACGTCGCGCCGGTGATCGACACGCTCCGCACGCCGGCGCGCTCCAGCCCCTCCGACAGCGCCATCAGGGCCCGCGTGTGGACGCCCATGACCACGACCTTCTCGAGGCCGCCGCGCAGCTCCTCCAGCAGCAGCGCCAGGTAGGCCGGCGCCTTCGCCTCGCCGACCAGGCGTCTGAGGGTGGAGATGTGCTGCGCGTCGAGGAACGAAAGGCCGCCCTGCTCGACGGCCGTGACGATGGCCTCCTCGAGCCCCGGGTGCTCGCGCAGGAGCGAGAGGATTTCTTCCGTGTCGCCGTCGACCGTCTGCGTCGTCAGCCAGATCGGCGGGAGGTTGAGGCCTGCCTGCTCCTTGGTGCGGCGCAGGCTGTGGCGTTCGATGAGCGCGCGCAGCTCGCCGACCATCTCCTTGCGCGGCTCCTGCCGCGCCGAGAAGGTGCCGTTCCAAGACTTGAAGTAGCGCGTCGTGAAGGTCGGCAGCGTCAAGTTCGTTCCGCCTACGAAACGAAGGAACGGCCACACATCGGTCGGGTCGTTCGCCGCCGGCGTGCCGGTCAGGAACCAGACGTGTGAGGCGTAGAGCCCGAGCCCCTTGGCACCGTCGCACTGCGTGCCGAGCATGGCCCGGGTGCGTTGCGTGTTGTGGGTCTTCACGTAATGCGCCTCGTCGAGGATCAGCACGTCATAGAGATCGTTGATGTGCTTCACCCACTTCGAGGCCATCTCGTAGGAGGCGATGAGGACGTCGGCCTTGCCGCGCAGCCACGAGTTGAGCTCGTGGATGCCGTTGGCCTTGAGGACCTTCCGCTGGACGGGCGAGAACTTCTTGAACTCCCCGACCCACACCTGCTTTACGGCGGCAGGGCAGACCACGAGGATCCGCTGCGCGCCGATCCGATCACAGGCGGCGATGGCCTGCGCCGTCTTGCCGACGCCCGGCTCGTCGAAGAGGCCGGCACGCTCGCGGGCTGCCAGGAACTCGGCGCCCGTGTGCTGATAGTCGAGGAGGGGGATTGTCATGCGGCCCTCAACACGAAGTGCTCGCAGAGGTCCCGGGCGTCGGTGCGGCAGGCGCCGTGGAAGTCGCTATGGAAAGAGCACACCCCGGCTTCCCAAGCCGAGCAGGACCCACAGCACGCGCCGCCGGCGCGCAGCGCGGCCAGCTTGTCGTGGTGCCGCTGCCGGCGGCGGGCCTTGTAGGCGACGGATCGACGACGGGCCATCACACCACCCTCGCGTTGAGGGCGTCGACGATCTTCTGCGCCGTGTCGACGCTGCCGCAGGACGCGATCCAGGGGCCCGAGACGCCGCGCTTGCGGTCGTAGATCAGGATCTTACGCTCACCGAACTCCCAACAAAAACGGGGAACCTGTGGGGAGCCTGTGGGAATGTTCGCGTGGCTGGCCAGCAAACCCATATGGCCGCTGGTCGGAGTGGCAGGATTTGAACCTGCGACCCCCACGTCCCGAACGTTGCGCCCCTCGCTAAGTCCTTGATTTTCCATCGTCGTCAGTCCTCGCTGTTGGCCTTATGTGCTCGTTTGTTCACGCTGATCGTGTGGGAAGTTGTGGGGCGACTGGCGATGTTCTCGGCCGCTTCCCGGCCGATCGCGCTGTGCCAGTGGCCGTAGTTGTCGATGAGGGTCTGCACCGTCATGCCGAGGAGGCCGGCGAGCTTCCAAGGGTCGGCGCCTGCCTGCATCCCCCACGTCGCGGCTGTGTGGCGCAGGGTGTGGGGTGTTACGTCTGGCCCAAGACCCGCAGCAACTGCGGATCGTTGAAATGCTTTTCGTGCGGAGGCGACGGGTCGCCCTCGCCATGAAACCACGTACGCAGCCTCGTTACGCTTCCATCTCTCCAGATGACAAAGGAGACGATCCGAGAGGGGTGCTGGAGGTCTTCTTTTCTTTGTATCCCGCTCACCGCCAGGCCGGCGGTGTAGAACACCTGCCGCAGTGTCGACATAGGCCCTTCCGGCCATCGGCCGAAAGGATGCTGAGGCGATGACGCCGGCGCGGCTTCCGGTGTAGAGCCCGACGAGGATGAACCTTGCGACATGGCGGCCTTCCCTTCTCCATGCCGCCCACAGGAGGCGAGCGGCTTCTGACCTAGTGAGCCACCTCTGGCGAGGCGGTGATTTCTGAGGCAGGACGATCTTCGTCTCGACGGTGCAGAACCCCTCACGCCAGTGGTAGCGGATGGCTGACCTCAGATCCTCAAGCTCTCGCCTGCAAACCTTGTTGCCGCGGCGCGCGGCGTACTCCCTGCACTTGCGGCCGGTGATCTCGGCGAGCGTCATGTCGCCGAAGAACTCCCCGACCTTGGCCAGCCGCGCTCCGACCTCCTTGGGCCGCGCTGCCTTCGGCGCGACCTCTTCGGCGTAGAGGGCGATGACCGCCGACACCTTCACGCGGCCGGGGTCGCGAGGTCCTGATTGTGTGACGAGCGCCGCGATGTACGCGGCGAGCTCCCGCTGCGCAGCCGCTCGATCGCCAGGTCCATGGCCTGTCGATCGTTGCTTGGCGCCGTCGCGGATGATCCACTCGGAGCGGTGTGTGACGCGGCCGGCGGCGTCTCGGCGCTCTGGCCGGAGCCACAGGCGCGGTCCCTTGGCATCTTTTCGCATCTCTTGACCATTTCTTGAATGTGCCGCGGCGTGGTGAACTCCTTCCCCGCCACGAAGATCGTTGTCAGGTTGCCGCGGTCGCGCTCGCGCCGCAGCCCCGGGGCCTTGACGCGCCCGGCGAAGAACCGCTCGGACGCCTGGCCAAGGGTGATGAGCTCGTCAAGACTGGACATGAACAGGCTCCCTCCCGCGCGGGCTGGCGGACTCCGCGTCCGTGATCGGGCACTCCTGCAGGTAGTAGAGCGCCTTGTTGAAATGCTCGAGTGCTTCGACCTTCGACCCCATGGCCAGGTAGGCCTCCGCCAGTTCGCGGTGGATCCTGACCAACCTCGCGGCGTCGAGCGCCGTCATGCCCTTCCTCATCGCTTCTCCCCCTTCAAGACCCTCTCGCCGTAGAGGACGATGAGCGCGGCCTCGGCCCGCCCCTCGTTCCTCTTCTTGTTCCCACCCGACCACAGCGCAGTGTGGGTGGGGATAAGTTCACTGGCCCGTGCTACTGCCGCCCGCTTGTCAGCAGGCACCCGCATCGCCGCTTTCCACGATCTCGGCGGGACTGGCTCCAATGCTATTCCAGCAGCACGCGCGGCCATACGCAACAGGCCGTAACCACAACCGAAGTTGAAAGCGGCGGGGGCGGATTGCCCCGGTATGCCGCCGACTTCCTCTATGAACGCAACCGTAACCCCGCAATCCCTGGCAGATGTCATCAGCGCGAGCAGCTCGGCCTCGTCGATGATGTCCCTGTCATGCCTGCCGCGCTGCGTGGGCATATCGAAGACATCGAGGCGCCCACGCACCGTGTCGTACTGCGCGATCGCACCGTAGAGGCCGGGGTCGACGCCAAGGATCGTGGGCATTAGCACTCCTGCTTGTTTGCAGGAAAGTCTTATATCAATTTTGCTAGCTGCACGTCAAACGAAAATGAACGAACGAGAACAGGATTTTTCACTCGGAGGCTTTGCGCTTGGCAACCCGCACGTCAGCCAGCAGGTGGTCGAGCTCTTCCTTGCGGGACATCAGGACGCGCTCGATCTCGTCGGCGGCCTGACGGGAGATCTTCTCGGGGATCCGGCCACCGACATAGGCCTGCACGGCCGGGCGGCTCTTGCGGATGATCCTGGCGACGTCAGCGTCGCGCAAGCCGGTGAAATCCTTGAACCTGGAGATGATGCGGGTGAGCCGCTCGTCGATCTCCCTGATGGCCTTCTCGTCATCAGGGTTCGCCGCCGGCACTTCCATTAACGCCATCTGGATCGCTGTCCTGCGCTCGCGGGTCGGGAGCGCCTCGGCGCCAGCCGCCCGCAACTTCCTGACAACACTCGAAACATCGACACTCATGGCGGTACCCGGTTGAATTTGAAATAACAACACCGGGAGTTTTAGCAGAAAGGTTTATAGCACGCAAGCCCGTAAAAGAAAGACCCCGCCAGCGAAGGGAGGCGCTGACGGGGTCGAGGCGGGAGGGAGACTGCCAGCCGAAGGGAGACGGCCGAGGGGATGCTAGCTTTGATGCTACGCGGCTGTCAAGCCTATTTCGCCGTTCCATATTCGATGTCGTCGAGGATCTTGTCGAGGACGATGCGAATGGCCTCCAGGTTCTTCTTGACGATCGTCCGCTGCGCCTTGGAGAGCCGCGAGTTGCGCGTCTTGAGGTTCCACGACCTGATCGTGGCGGGCTTGACCGCGAACGTCTCGGCGGCCTGGCGGCTCGGCACGTTCGTCAACATGATGTAGCGCGTGGCCAAGGGTTCGATGTCTGACGCCGCGACGCGCAGCCTCTCCTCGAGCGACGGCACCTGTAGCCGTGTCTGCCCACGGCGCGTGCGCAGCTTCGGCAACATCTGCGGCCTTGCCGTAGGCCTCGCCTTGGGTTCGCGGCTCGGCGGTGGCTCGCGCTGCGCGCCGCAGCGAAGGCACTTGCCGACCGCCGTGGGCTCGTAAGCGCAGACCTTGCGCCTGCAGTCCTCGGGGGCGAAGGTCTTGGCGGCGACGACGATCTCGGCCACCGGGTCGTAGGGCGCCGGATGACCTGCGGCCTCAAGCGCCTGGTAGACGAGCAGCGGATCGGCCACGGGGTCGAGGCCTGCAGCAACAAGCGCGTCGCGGGCTTCGGCCATGCGCTCGGCGATCGAGACGTGGGCCAGGGCCGGGTTGTCGCGCAGGTTTGCTACCGCTTCATTGAACTCCAACTGCACCTTAGCCCTCCACGGCTGATTGACCAGTAGCAGTATTGCTACACGCCTGGAGGCTTGTTGGCAAGCGCGAGGATTGGGGCGCTACGAAATACCGCTACGCGATGACCGGACACATTCACACCCAGACGGCGGTCGAGGTCGGCGGCGTCTTCATTCGTTGACGCCGCCGGCTATGCTGCCTGCGGTATCGAGGTCGCCACCGAAGGCAGTGCAGCGGACAAGGTTGTCAGCCTCTCCCGCGCCATTACTGATCCTCGGCAGGATGACGGGGCTTAGGCGTCCCCGTACTTGAGTTTGAGAGCCTCAAAAAGTTCGCGCTCTCGGCGCATGTTGTATTCTTTCGTCGCGGCCTCATGCGCCAATCGGCTTGCGTACTCCTCATCCGTCTCTGGGTGGTCAAAATATACATAAACATCAGCGATGTAATCGCCGTAACTTGAACACGTCGTTATTTCGATCTCTGATTTGGCGCGATACTCCTCCGGTATCTCTTCAAGAAGATAATTCATTCTCGCAACGAAATCTTGGAAAGGCTCACAAATTGAGCCCTCGTTGGAGTAGGCATACACCCTAACATTTCTTCGTTTACCCATCGGCTCGTCCGTCACTTCCCGTCCTCCCTGATCCTGCCGGCTTCGATCATGGCGCGGTAGGCCGCTCGTTCTGGGGCGTGTTCGTTGCGCCAGACAGCATCCACCGTCTGCCCGCATATCCCACCCCGGCGAGCCCCGACCAGGGCCGTTCTCATGGCTTCCACCGGATGCGACGGCAACTCCCACAGCGTATCGCCATCTGGGTCCATCGGCACCAGCGCGAACCCCTCCGCTTCTATTGCGGCTAGGGCGGCGCGGGCGGCTGGCTCGGAGTACGACCAAAAAGGGCACTTGCACTTGCCGCGCTTATCTCTGTCGCAAGGATGAGCGTCTCCGCAGTATCTGCCTTCTTCGGCACAAATCGCCCTCGCCACTTTCTCGACCAGATCAGTCATGACCGCTCCCCCAGCTTGCGGATGGCGGCGGCGATGGTACGACATGCGGCATTCCACCCCCTGTCGTAGGGCTCCTCCTCCACGGCGAGTGACTTCTTCACGATTTCCAAAGCCGCCCCGACAACGTCCTCTCTGGGCGGGTGGGCGAAGAGGGGCTCGCACACGTAGGTGGCAAGATGCCCGCGTGGCGTCGTGTCTTGGGGGCGATGCGGCGTGATAATCCAGGCGCTCGATACGTCTGGGTAGGTCCAGCGTGACCGCCACGCCACCGGCTTCTCCTCCCCCATGGCGGCGGTGAGGGCGGCGATCTCGCGAGCCGCATCTTCGACACCATCAAGCGCATAGACCATCCCGTCCCAGTCCTGCTCAATTCGCTGGCGGACGCGCTTGCGGATGATGACGGCGACCTTCTCGACCATCTCGTCACTCGGCATTGGTGGGCTCCTTGAGGG